AAAAAATATTAGTGATAATTTTAAAAAATTAAATCAATATACCTTTAACACCTTGTTGGAATGTATATTGATTTAATTTTCTAAAATTATCACTAATATTTTTTAAAACTTTAGTTGTATTAACACCCATTCTTTCTGAGGTATCTACAACACCTTGAACATAATCTACTGTTGCACTAGCATTAAGTCCCATATATTCGAATTGTGCACCAAGTTTAGTTGCTTCTTGAATACCAAGTCCAGTACCTTTACCAATACTTTCAATATCAATAACCATTTGTGATGTTAATACATTAGCACGACCAGTTTCATCGGCAAAACCTTGCATAATAGTTTGAATATCAGCAAGTGACCCACCCATTCGTAAAACTTCAGCCTTAGAACCCATAAAACTTTCACGCATAGATGCTGCTTTTGCACCAGATAAACCAAGATTAAGATTTGTTGTTTTAATTAATTTATCTTGTTCTTGTAAATAATTCCAACCCATTTTTAAATGAGCAACTAATTGTTTAGTTAAATCAATACTATTTTTTCTAAAAGTATTACCCTTTTCAAGTTTTTTATTAGTTTTTTCTAATTCAGCATTTAAATCACCTTGTTGTTTACGAAGTTCTCCAAGTGTAATTGAATGGTCTTTACCGTCTTGATTTTGTTCTTTAGTTAATTGAGTGATTAGTTTTTGAATATCATAAATTTGCTGAGTAATTATTGCATTATTTTTCTCAGCAGCACTAACACCATTAATAAGATTAATTTGTCTTTCGGTTTCTTCATTAGTCCTTTTTAATATATCTAATCTTGGGTCAGCCATTTTATTTTATTGTTTTATATAAATACAAAAGACCGAGAAATATATTATCTCGGTCTAAAATTATTTTTATTTTCTGCTTTATCTCGCTGTTTGTCTACCTCTTCAAATTCTTTTTCTAATAAATGCAAGAAGTGTCTTCTACGATAAATTGGTATATTTTCGATATAATGTGCCTGAAACTTAGCGTGTTTGGTCAATATATATATCTCTTCATCGACCATTTTTTTATAGTCACCCGCTAAGTGTTTGGGAAAAAAAAATCGACTCCCACAGATAATTGTGCTTTGAATTTATATCCATTCTTGGCAGTAAATTCATATTCCATATCAACATCAGGACTAACATCCAATATTTTTCTACGAATTGTTAAAGCATCAAGTGCTGGCATTGCATCAACAAATTTACTAATATATGACCTATCATTTTTTTCATCAATACTAATAATATGTGATTTAAGTTTAAGTGTACTATAATCACTATATTCTTGTCCAAATGCTTCCATATGTGCTTCAGCTTGTTTTAATAATATAGTTTCTTCACCAGACGTTAATAATCTAAATTTAATGTTTTTCTTACGCATTGGGATAAAAACATTAAAATTACCTTCATTATCAGGAGTTTCATTAACCTTTTTGTATCTTAATTTTAATAAATCGACAGTTGTTTTAAAAACAACATTAGTTCTTGGGTCAGGTACGTGAACCGTGTATTCAGGACCATAACTACTTGAACGTAAAAATAAAATAATCGCATTTCTATCACCAGTAAGTAAATCATTAACATTAATACCTTTTGTTTTGATTTTTCTTTTTAATAAAATATCTAATACTGTATTATTTTCAATTAAAGATGGTGTTGTAAGAAGGTCTTCGTCAGTTGATGTCATATATTCAATAGCAACTTCCGAAATATTATTAGAATAATATAATCCTTTTGATGGTAATTTAATTAATTCATATGAAGTCATTAAATCAGGGTCAGTTTCTCTACTCATCGTTGCCTGATAATCTTCTTTATTAAAATTAGATGATGGAATATCAGTACCAACTGCTTTAGGAATATCATTACCCAATATTCCAGCATTATTAAAATTATGTTCAGGTGGTTTTTCATCAAGAGGTAATGATGTTACTGATTCAGGACTTGGAAGAGTACCAGCTTCACGCATTTCTTTATATTTATTTAATAAATCACCGATTGGTTCTTTTTTGTGTTGTTCTTGATTATTTTCCATTAATTATAATTTTTTATTATCATTTTGTGATAAATACTAAGAAAAAAATTTTTTAACTAATTCAAGATTTTTAATTAAAACTCGTATTATTAAATATATAACATTAAAAAATAATATGGGTAGAGATAGAAATAAAGAAGATAAGGATTTTGAAGAATTAACATCGATAGCACCTGCTAATTCTAATGAACATGTTAATGATATAAAAAAAATTATTAAACATTTAATATCAAAAGATACTAAAATTAAAGCAAAAAATGAAAGTCAGAAAAAGTTAATTCAATCGATTAAAAATAATGAAATAACTATTTGTGCAGGTCCTGCTGGGACTGGGAAAACTTTCGTTTCACTTGCTCTTGCACTTTCTTTATTAAGAAAAGATAGTAATAGATTTAAAACAATTTATTTGGTTAAGTCTGTTACAACACTTAAAGGTGAAGAAGTTGGATTTATTAAAGGTGATTTAAAAGATAAAATAGACCCAGCAATGTTAAGTTATTATATTAATATTGAAAAATTAATATTAAAAAACAGTTTTACTAGTTTAGTAGCTCAAGATATTATTAGACCATTTCCTTTAGCATATATTAGGGGAGTAAGTCTTGATGATTGTATAATAATTGCAGATGAAATGCAAAACGTAACTTTTGATAATTCAAGAACATTATTAACTCGAATTGGAAATAATTGTAAATTAATTGTTCTTGGTGATATTAATCAAGTTGATATGAAAAATAAAAATGAAAGTTCATTAGATGTACTTTTAAACATGTTTAATGACGTTGATAAGATAGGTGCGATAAGAATGTCAGATAAAGACAAAAACATCAGGAATCCACTTATAAACATCATTGAAGAGAAGTATAAAGAATATATTTCTCTTAATGGAAAGAATAATGGAAACGGTAAATCATATAAAGATTTATTAAAACAACAATTAAACGATTAATTATGGAACATTTAATCTTAGTAATGTATATTGGTGTGGAAGGAATTAGACAAGAAGATATTGAAAATTTTGTTAATATAATATCAGAAAAGTTAACACCATCGATTGAAGGAGAATTTATTGTAATTCCGACACAATCCCCCAATACTAGAGTTGAATGTATTAATCCAAAATATATTACAGATGTTGATTTAATTAATGAACATACTGAAAAAATTAAAGAATTACAAGAAAATCTCCAATATCAATTGGAACAAATAAAAATAAAAAATAATGAGTAAAATAAGAGTTGGAATTGACGTTGATGAAGTATTACGTAGTAAATGGCTTCAATTTGATAGATTTTATGTTCAGGAGTTCGGTGAAGAAAAACTAAAAAAAGAACCAGAATATTCATATGATTTTTGGAATGATTATCCTTGGGAAGATACTGTTGAAGTTGAAAAAGAATTAAAAGAACCTGAAGAAATGCCTGATAATATTAATCCAATTCATTATCAGGTAGATAAAAATGGTGAAGCTGATGCAGATTCGTTTTTATTTAAAGAAACTAAAGAAATTAAATTAACAGCAAGAGAAGTATTTAATAGATTTATATATCAGGATTTTCTATTTGAAATTTTTGGTGCAGCACCAAAATTATATCCTCAATTAGATTTAGATGTTAACAATTTCTTAGAAAAATATCAGAATACTGTTGATTTTACAATATTATCTATTGAAAATAAATTTAGCATACCACCAACACTATTCTTTTTAAGTAAAATATCATCAAGATTTAAGAAATATGAATTTTTGGAAAAATCTATTGATAAATGGAAAAATGTTGATGTATTAATTACAACAGACCCTGAAATCATTAAACTAGGTGTTCCTTGGGGTAAGAAACTAATTAAATTAAGACGACCCTTTAATGATAAATTAAAATCAGGTACACTAGATGTATTACAAATTGTCGAATTAATTGAGAACGTTGAGTTCCAGAAAATAATAAAATATAAAAACAAAAAAATAAAATGAGCGAAGAATTACAAAAATCAGCAGAACTGACAGCACAAGAACAAATTGAAAAAATTAAGATTAGTCTTGATAGAATATCAAATAAGAAATCAAAGTTTCTGTTTGTAGTACCAGAATCACAAAATCCAGTTGCAAGTGTATATGAAATATATTTTCATGCAACCGTTGTAAAAAATATGGGTTACGAGGTAATTATGATGGTTGAAAAAGGTGATTATGTTATACCATTATGGATTGAAAAAGAACTTACTGATCATGTTCATATGTCGATGTCAGACCCTAAACTTACGGTCGGTCCTGAAGACGTTATGGTTATTCCAGAGGTTTATTCAAACATCATGGAACAAACAAAAAAATTACCTTGTATGAGAATTGGACTATTACAATCAATTGATTATATGGTAAATTCATTAATCCCGGGTACGGATTGGTCATCTTTCGGAATTCAAGATGTTATAACAACATCACCATCACTTAAAGATATGATTGAAACATATTATGGTGAAAATAAATTTAATATTAAAACATATAATGTTGGTATTCCAGAATATTTTGAAAAAAGTAAATTACCACAAAAACCAATAATTTCTGTTATAGGTAGAAACGCTAATGAAATATCAAAATTTGTGAAATTATTTTTCAGTAAATATCCACAATATAATTGGGTTACTTTTGACCCAATGGTAACGAAAAGTAAACCACCACAACCAATGCGCAGAGTTGATTTTGCTAAAAGATTAAAAGAAAATTTTGCAGCAATTTGGATTGATAGAATTGCATCATTTGGTACATTTCCTTTAGAATGTATGAAATCTGGAACGATCCCAATTTGTTTAAAACCAGATATTATGCCAGAATATTTAATTGAAAGAGATGAAGAAGGTAAGGCAGTTAAAGTTGTTGATGGTGCTGGTGTTTGGACTGAAAATTATTATGATCTTCCACGATTAGTTGGTGATGTACTTGTAAAATTTTTAGATGATAATATTTCTCCAACATTATATGATGAAATGGAATATATTGCATCAAAATATAACCAAATCGATAGTGAAAATAAATTGGTAGAAATTTATACTGAATTTATAAATAAAAGAATTGAATTATTAAATAATGCGATTCAACCAGTTCAACCAGAATCAGTAAAAAAATAATATTAATAATAAAACAAAATTAAAAATGAAAATATCTGTAATTATTCCATTTCATGAGATAAATGACAAAAATTATGATTTATTAAAAAAAGCAATTAAATCAATTGAAAAACAAAATGATCAGGATTATCCAGAATTATTTATTGTTTATCCAAGTGAAATCGAAGAAGAGTTATTAGGAAAATTAGTTCCTGAACAATCAGCAATTGAAGATGGTATAACGCCAATTTTCATTAAAAATGAAGGTAAAACGGATTATCAATCACAAGTTAATCTTGGTGTTGATAATGTTAATACTGAATATTTTTCAGTACTTGAATTTGATGATGAATATAGTGAAACTTATTTTATGAACGCTATGGAATATGTTGATAATTTTCCTGAAATCGACATATTAATGACAATGATGATTGAAGTTAATGAAAAGAATGAGGGAATAAAATTAACTAATGAAACTGTTTGGGCACAACAATTTGTTGGTGAAAATGGTGAAATGGGTTATTTAAATGTTAATGCTTTAAAACAATATACCGATTTTAAATTAAGTGGTGCAGTAATTAAAACTTCAGAATTTAAAAATCTTGGTGGATATAAAAGTAATATTAAAATGACTTTTATGTATGAATTCTTACTTAGAGCATTAAATAATGCATCAAAAATTTTTACAATACCTAAAATTGGTTATAAACACTTTGCAACACGTGAAGGTAGTTTATTCGATGGGTATTTGAAAACAATGCCAATACCTGAAAGAAAATTTTGGTTTGAGACAGCGACAAAAGAATCAAATTTTATTAATGATAGACCGATTGATACATCAAAAATAATGAGTATTGTTAAATAATTTTATCGATGAGTAAAATTAAGAAAAAAAATACACATTATTTTGCTGATAAAGAAGAAAAAGGTGTTATAGATTATATTACTTCTGATTCGCTGGAAGAAAAAAATAAAATCTATAATAAAATATTGATTGAACCATTTAGAAAAATGATTCAATCTATATTAAGACGATACCCCATCCATATTGGTAATTATGATATGGATGAGGTTGAGTCTAATGCACTTACACATTTAATTGAACATATGGTTAAATATAGACCATTTATTGTCGAACGTAAATTAATAAATTCATTTGATGATAAATGGAATAAGCTAGGAATTAAATATCGATATATGAAACGTAACGATGCTGAAGATTGTTTAGATGATTTAAATGACTTAAACGATGGATATCAGTACAGAATATTTATTTCAAGAGCATTTAGTTATTGTCAGACAATAATTCGAAATTATTATAAAGACCATAGTAAAAAAAGTTATAATGAGAAGAAAACTATTTTAAGTTTTGATGATTATGTCGATGAAATTAATAATAATATCGAATATACATATGAAATGGAGTTGGAAAATCAACAACAACTTGAAAAATTAATTAATTGTGTTGTCGATAAAATTGATAGTAGAATAGATAATGATCCAACAATTAAAAAGAATGAAATACTTGTTGGTGATGCAATTATTAACGTGTTAAAAAATTGGCAAGTATTATTTATGGAAGATTCTCCAGAAGGTAAATATGAAAAACGAATAACCAATAAATTTGCAAAAAATAAAATATTATTATTTTTAAAAGAACAAACTGGATTAACAACTAAAGAAATTCGAATTGGAATTAAACCATTTAAGGAAATTTATTTTATCGAGAAGATTGATTATTTAGATGATTAAAATAAATAATCCGTATTTATATGTACTAAAACTATAACAATGGCGAGACCAAAACGTAAGAAACTAGAATTTACCGAAGATAGTGTAAATAAGCTACTTCAAGAAATATATGAAGATAGTCACAATCAAAAAGCAAAAATTACCAGACTATTTAATAAATGGGAGACCAAAGTTAAGGAGAATGGTGAGGTTGCTGCAATCGGTGACCAAATTGTTAAACTTATTGCTGCTGAAGCTAAAAATGTTGATCAAAAAATTATGTTACTTCGTTATTTAAAAGAAGTAGTATTTGATAAAAAAGATGGTGGTACTGGTAGTAACGGAAGCGTACAAAATGAACAACAAGGTGAAGTAAGTACTGATAGAAGAAATGAATTATTAGATTTTGTTCAAAAAGAACTTGAAGAAAAGGAAAAGAAAAAATAATGAGTTTAGCTGACAACAAAAGAAGTGTTTTTACTACAATTGGTTCATATAATTCATTAATGGAACAAGGTAATGATTTATTTAAAACCGATTCATTTTCATCTATTAACAATAAAGATGATATTGTACCATTTTTACTTGATGTTTTAAAAACTGTTGCTGGTACTATGGTAATTAAAGAAGCAATTGGTGGATTATTTGGTGAAGTAATTGATAAAAGTGAAGCAATTTTAAAAACTGCATTGAAAAAACAATTTATTCAGTCAAATTCTAATGATGTAATGTCATCATCATTTATGATTAATGGAATAACAGTACCAGTTAAAGATATTGATATCGGTGGGAAATTAAAGATTAATCCAAATAGTTCTGAAGGTAATTTAATTTATGGGTCAGTAACAAACACATTTAATAGTGTTGCTTATGATGCCATATTAAATTCTGGTACTTATGAGACTTTCAATAATATTAACATTAAATATGTTGAAGCGTTAGATAGTTTTCAAATAAAACCTAATGGTTCAGCACAAACAATTGGCGAATTTTTTATTAATTTTATTGATAATACTGAACTTATTAATAAAAAAGAACTTATAAGTTCAGTTATGGATAAGTTTTATGGTACATTATCAAATAATCAAAATAAAACAATTTCAGAACTTTATGATGAATTATTAATCGAAACTCAATTACAACAAGTTCTTGATGATGATGATTCTTTTGTTATTTTACCAGATAAATATGATGAATTACTTACAAAAGCAAATGAATTAGCAGAAGGTGATGTTTCATATGATTTGGGTTGTGGATTAATGCCAGCATCATTAAGTTTTGATGATTTTAGTAATTTGGTTTCAACAATATCTGGTGCTACCGACCCATTTTTTATTGGTGATAAACTCGGAGAAACAATTGAAAAAAGCACTGATCTTACAGATACACTAACAACCGAAAATAAAGAAACTATAAAAGATAGTTTTTTCCAGAGAATTATTAAGATTTTAACTGTTAAAATGTTAGAAGCAATAACCACAGCACCTCAGATTCGTGTATTAATGGGTATAATGAGTTCATTACAAAATGATGGGGTTATCTTGATTAGTAAAGCAACTGAAGATTTGAAGTATTTTAAAACAATAATTAAATGTTTAGCAAAAGAAATTATTGAAATTGTTGGTGAATATTTATTTACATTAGCAATTTCATATTTAATTAAATTAATAAAACCAGTTATAACTAAAGTACTTAAAGAAAAAATAAATCAATATAAAGGAATTATAACAAGTCTAACTGGAGTATCAAATTTTATAAATTAAAATGGCAATAGAATATAGTAATATTGATGCAATTATTGGTGGTTTTACGAAAGTATTAAACCTATCATCCATAGGCGGACCGCCACCAGTGCCAACACCATTAATTTTGGTTGGTGTGCCTCAACGTGCAGGACTATCACCAACTAAAATTGCGTCACGTATTATTGCAAGAAAATCAGAAGCTGGACTACCTGTTGGAGCATTACCATCAGGTTCAATTAATCCAGATGAATTAATGGAAAGAATTAGGGTTGAAGAAATTATTAAAGCAATCCAACAAGATATGATTATTTCGGTAGGTGTACCGCCCGGGATTACGTTAACAGCAACAGGTATATCACCAACAGGACCTGTATCAGTTTTCGGTTCAACTGTCACATTTATAAAAGGTTATGGAGTAGCACAATAATGGAAAATTTAGATAAATATACACAAATTGAACTTCAGAAAATGGGTAATGATATCAAGATGCAACATAATAAGTTGAAACAAGAACTTATAGCAGATACTTATAAAATGGAAGAACTTGAAAAAGAAATTAATGAAAAAGTTGTGTTAATGGAAATGTTTGAAAAAAAATATGTTGAAATTGTTGAAAAAATAATAGAATAATGGGATTTGATAAGCCAATTGTACAGACAAGTAATCCTAATAAAAAGGAAAATACTAGCATTGTTAGAAATAGAACAATTTTCTACGGTGAAGTTATTGATATTAGTGATGATACTGATGGTGGAAGAATTAAGGTTAGAATCCCTGAACTTGATAATAGGACCGCTAATAATGACTTACCTTGGTCTTATCCATTTATGCCTAAATTTTTCCATATTTATCCCCAAGTTGGTGAAATAGTTAGGGTTTTAATTGAAGATAATAAATTTACTGAAAGAAGTAGATTTTGGATGGGAAGTATTATTTCACAACCACAAAAAATTGGTTTTGATTCAAAATTTACTGCACTTTCAACAACAAACTTAGGATTAACTCGACCAGAAAAAGCACCTAGTACATATCCAGATGCCGATGGTATATATCCAACAAGAGATGATGTTGCGATTGTTGGAAAAGTTAATACTGATGTAATTTTAAGACTAAATGAGGTACATCTAAGAGCAGGTAAACATGAAAATGATGATGTTCTTAAACTTAACACAAAAAATCCAGCATCAATTGATATGGTTTTTGAGCCAAATGAAAATGATGATGGTGTTTTTTATAGTAATACCGTTATTCAAGCAGATAAAATTGCAATTATTACACATAATGGAAATCCTCGATTTAAAGTGGCAAAAGTAACACCAGAGGATAGAATTAGAATATTTGAAGAAGGACACCCATTGGCTCGTGCTGATGTTTTAATAGAAGCATTAGAGATTATTAGGGTTGCATTAATTGGTCACGTACATGGATATTCAGGACTAGATGCAGATAAAAATTCTGTAATAAAAAAACTTGAAAAATTACAATTCGAACAAATTTTACAAAAAGATATTGTAATAAACTAAAAAGTTTTTACTTTTGTAATTATGGAAATCGAAATTCCCCATAAATTTTTCACAACATTTAATAATGTTACTTATTATGATGAACCACATAAATATTATGTTGGTGATGGTGAGTTAATTAGTGTTACCACTATTATTGGTCAATACGAAGTTGAGTTTGATGAGGAATTATGGTCTGAAAGAAAAGCTAGAGAACTCAAAATCCCTCAAAAAGATGTTAAACGTGCTTGGAGATTTATAAATAAAAAAGGCACAATGAAAGGTTCAATTATTCATGATGAAACAGAAAACCTATTTTTAAATAAAGTCTTTCCATATCCAAAACACTTAATTCTTGAAGAATTTGGTTTTGACCCGATTCGTATTGAATATGATATAACAAAAAAACATGTTCTGAATTTTTATAATAGAGTGAAGGATATTCTAATCCCAATTAGAACTGAAATGATTATTTATGATGAAGAATCATTAATTGGGGGAATGCTTGATATGTTATTTTATAATACACGTTCTAAAGAATTTGAAATCTGGGATTGGAAAACTAATAAAAAATTCACAGATAAAAATAAAAAACAACAATTATTACATGAATTAGAATTATTAGATGAATGTGATTTAGAAATTTATTCAATTCAACTTTCATTATATAAATTAATAATTGAAAAAAACACTAATATAAAACTTGGAAAATCATATATTGTATGGTTCAGCCATAATAATGAAAATTATGAAATAATTCCAACAATTGATAGACAATATTATGCAAATATTGTTATGAATAATAGAATTAAAGAACTAAAAAAAATGCTATCTAATAGATAGCATTTTTTTATCTTAATAATAATTTTTATTTTATTAGAGGTTCAAAATACATCTCCATGGTTGAATTTCCAATGTGATATTTGTTAATTCATCATTTCCATAATCATTTTCACCAAAGTCAATACTAGTAATCATACATTGTTCTAAGAACCATTTTTCAACCTCAACACCTGTTGGGTCTAATGATTTTAAAGTAATGTCTTTTTTATAACCTGCTGCATAACCCATACGTCCTGTAAGTGATTCAGCATGTAAACGAACCCATTCCATAAGTTGTTGTGAGGTAGAAGGACCGATCGGGTCTAAAAATGTCACTGACATCGCATCCCAAGTATATCTACCAGCAACATAGTTTTGTTCGTTCATATATTGAATTGGAACACTATTAATTTTCATCGAAGGTCTTTTAAACTTTTGAACCTTCCAAACTTGAATTCCTAATGAGTCGTCAAATACGGCAAAAAATCGATTAACTCTTTTTGGTTCATATTCGAACGGCATCGTTCTTATCATTGTTTCTTCTGTTGCCATTATATTTTATATTAAATTTCTATTTATTTATGTCTTTTATAATAAATACTCTATTATTTAAAAATTTTAACCAACGTCATCGAAATTTGCACCAGTAGGTGTAATTGTAAACGTAATTCCAATGAATTCTAAAGCACGTGTTGGTTTCAAGAATATTTCACCATATAATTCATTTCTATCACGAGTTTCAGTTGTATTATTACTATCGTCCATTTTAACTCTGAAGTCAGTTAAACCTCTTTCTCTCTTAATACTATCAAGTATTGGGTTTACCTTGTTCATGAATTGATCAATTGTTTGTTGATCATTTTGTTCGAATAAAAGTCTAACTGAAATATTAGCAATAAGAACTTTAATTTGAAGTAATAATCTACGAACATTAATTCTATCAAGTGCACTTTCTTTAACTTGAAGTGTTTTCTGTCCAAATATCGCAGTACCTGTATCAGCAAAATCTGCCATTGGGTTAATTCTACCTGCATAAAGAATATCTCTAGCTTCCAAAGAAAGTTTAAATTGAGATTTTAATGCGTTTGTAACACCACGAGTAAGACCAGCAGGTGCAAACCAAGGGAATGAAATGTTGTCGGTAAATGCCATTGCTTTTACCACCTCACCTGTTGGTGGAATATAAACATTCACGTTATTCTGACTATCACGGATTTGAATCCAAGGATAATAAGTACAACCATAATTTGAATCAATTTCTGCTGTATCAAGTAAATCAACAATATTATTTGCAGCATTAACATCTGCCTTACCACTATCACCTATTGTTGGCACATTATCAATACTTGCTTGTGGAGCATCTATAACATATAAAGTATCAGTTCTTTGTAGTTCAATCATATCTATTGTATTTTGAACCAAAGTTGTTTGGTCTGCCCAATTGATGCCCGGGGTTGCAAATATATTAATTGTAACATTTTCAGGGTTTGCAAAAGTGTCAATCGCTAATTCCCATGCTTGGAAATCATTTGTTGGAACTACCAATGGTTGACTTGGATAACCTGATTGTCTACCAGCTTGAACATAACCATCACCATATGAACGTTCTCTTCTATTAACATCCCAACCATCAAAACCACCAGCAGGTACTAATGTGAATTTTCTTTTCTTAACATCATAATATGGGTTAGTAGAGGTTTCAACTTCTTGATATGTTGAAAAATCACCTTCACCAACTTTAAATGATTCCTGAGTACCATTAACATAAACTAAACTTGCACCACTATCCATATGGAAACCATCAGATTTAGTGAATCCTGTTTCTGCTTGTCCATCGTACCAATTATTAAAATTAAACATGTCTTGATTAATACCCTTGCCAGTATATGCAAGTTCCGATATACCTAAATATGTTTTACTTGTTTTATCAGTAGTTTCATATGTTGTTTTATAGAAAATATCAGGAGCAATACCATTAATTGCATCATAATTACAAAACATAAAACCTTCAAAACCTGCTGGATATACATCAAGTGGTAAATCATCAGCAATTTCAATCATAATATATTTACTTAAAAGAGTATATTCTCCATCGCTAGTACCAATACGCTGACCAATATAATTTGATTGACCTTTAATCATTGTACATCTAGTAAAGATTTCAAGAACTAAAGGATTTGCATCAGTATCGTAAAAACTACGAATGTAAATATCAAATTCACCAGTATATGGGTCGATATTAGTAATACTAATTTTAATTTCTTTGTTAGCTGAATTACCGTCAGAAATACTAATAAATTTGAAAAGTCTATCAACACTATTACCCTTTAATTGTGATACAACCCAAGGAGTTTCAGGTGTTTTAAATTCAGTTTCATAATTACTAAATAACTCACTAGTACCTTCAACCAATGTAGTGTTAATTGCATATGCAATACCATCTTCATCAAGTTTTCTAATTAAGTCAGGATAAATAGCCTCAACCCAAATCATAGTGTTCTTATCTTTTGGGTCGTAACCAATTACATTTGGTAAGAAACTGCTACTATCTGGGTCTAATGATACTTTATAATTTTCTGTTGTTGCTGTACTTGAAGCAATCAAATTAAAACTACCAAAAATATCACCAGTTGGATTTAATGTTCCTGATGTAGTGTTACCACTAATTGTAACACTAGTTGTTGAAAATGTTGTAACTGGAATACTATCAATTGGAGTAGTTGAATTTCCCCTACTTCTAACAACTGCCAACACCATATCTTCATAATCACCATATGATGTTGCAGAATATTCTTGTACACTATCAGTAACAGTTCCTACACCAGCAACATATGTTGTTGCGGTAAAACTGTGTACGAATTGTGTAAATCCTGAAACACTTTTAGTATATCCAGATTCAAGTACACCTGTTGAACCAAGACTTCCTAGTGAAACACCAAGATATGAACCACCACTAAATGGAATATCAGTAGTAACAACTGGTGAACCAACTACAACAGCAGTTGTTTCATCAACACCAGCACTCATAGTAATATTCCAAGCAGTACCTGCTTGGTATCCACTAAGTCCAAGAACTCTGGTTACCCAAAGTTGTTGTGCTTCTTCTAGGAATGCGTTTGCCACATAAGGTACTTGATATTGTAATGTTTTTTCAGCGTTCTGAAATCTTTTTATACTTTGTCCTCCAAACCTTTCTTTAAACTGTGTTTGGTCTTGAATATATATAGGTTCAAACGCAGGACCTTTAAGCGTTTCACCAGCTAATCCTAAAGTTGTTATACCCACATTACGTGTTACGTAAGTTAAGTCACGTTCTTTAAATTTTACACCCGGAGAGGTGAATACAAAATCTGCCATATTATTTATTTATTTAATATTTATTATTTTTTTATAATCGTAAGCAATGCTTATTCTTTTCAATAAATACTGAAAAAATATCGAAAAGGTGTATTATATAAATTATTATAATATTGTTATAATCACCAATTACACCAGATTTATCACTTTTTTATCTAAATTATGTTCGATTTTTAAGTTTTTCCATTTTTTCGTTAAAAATTCGGTTCGATTTCTCTAAATTTTTTTATAAAAAAAATGAAAATAAATTCAAATAAGTTGGGTTTTTCTCGTATTAGTATTTATAATAAACATTTTAATTATGAATAAATCACAACGAATTCATTTAAGTAGTGGTGACACTGGAAACGATAATCAAGATAAATATATTAAGGTCAAACTCGAACAAGATGTCGATACTCTTGAATTTATGTCGATAAGTCTTGGTACTACGGATGTATATCAAAATTTTAATTCAGATTATGGTGTTTTAATTGGAAGAGTTATTGCTTATGGTGGTGTTGGAATTCCTAATGCTAAAATTAGCATATTTATCCCATTAACTGATGAAGATGCACAAGACCCAGATATATATAGTTTCTATCCATATAAAACACCAAGAGATAAGAATAATGATGGTAAAAGATATAATTTATTACCAAGAGTTGCAGAATTAGATAAGACAGGGCAAATATCACCAAAACAACCATTTGGTAGTTTTCCTATTAAAGAAGAAGTTGTGGGAAATCAACCAATTCTTGAGGTTTATAAAAAATATTATAAATATACTGCATTAACAAATGATTCTGGTGATTATATGATTTTTGGTGTCCCAACTGGTACACAAACAGTTCATTTAAGTCTCGATATTACCGATATTGGTGAATTTAGTATGACACCTGCTGCAATGGTAACTAATTTAGGTTATTCACCTAATCTATTTACAGATAATAATACCAAAATTAAACCAAGTACCGATTTAAATGATTTACCTAATATTGAAACGCAAGAAATTACTGTTGATGTTAGACCTTTCTGGGGTGATACAGAAAATTTCGAAATTGGAATAACAAGACAAGATTTTAGAGTTCGTTCGATTTTAAGTAACTCATTTACTGTTTTTGGTAGTGTGTTTACTGATAGTAATAATACAATTTGGGGTCAAGATTTAGTTAAATTTGATTCAAGAATTAATGAATTAAATAAACTTAATGAAGATGAATGGGAAAGTGCTAGTATTTCAACTAAAAGAATTGGTTTAATATCGGAAAAAATATATTATTATCCTGTTGATGTCTCGGATGAAGAAATTGATGCAAGCATTATTAATCCAAATAACGATCCACTTTATGAAAAGATGAAAATTTTAGATAAATCAGACTATTCAGTATATAAAAGAAATGGTGATTTTGCATTTATAATTAATTGTAATAGAAATAAAATAATTACTGATGATAGGGGTAATAAAATATTAATTGATAATAATTCAATTGATGGGGTTTTTAGTAAGTTTAGAGGATTTATTACTCTTGAATTATCGTTAAATGATGTTCCTTCTAATGCAACTTCCGATATTAGTACAAGTATTAAATTAGAAAATATTAGATTTAAATTAAAATTTCCTCAACAAGCACCAAGAAATGGTAGTTTTAATTTAGAGGAACAACAATCTAATGAAAATAATATATGGAGAAATCAATCATTTACTTTTGAAAATTCAAAATATTATAGTTTTTCTAGGTTTCATGGTACAGTTTATTGTCAAAATGAAGAAGATAATAGTTCTAATTATGAAACTTGGAGAAACAATCAATTACGTTCATTTAATGGTTTTTGGAATGAAGATAAAATTAATTATGCTGGAAATAAATTACATTTCTGGAATTCTGGAATAATATTAAGTAGTGATATTATTAATGATGAATATGATATTGATAATAAGAAAATGGAATTTCCATCTAATTGTATTGTGCATGGGAATTATAAGGGATTTGGTGCACAATGGATGAATTTAAGTATTTATTTACCACAAACAACATTAGTTAATGGTAAATATAAGAAAATTGATTATGTCAGGGGTTTAACCAATTTTAGTAGACAAACTAAAGGAGAACGTTGGTCAGAATATAATAATTATTATTATTTTGATAATACTCAAGATATTGCTGCTGGTGATGTTAATACTAAGTTTTTTGCTCGTTCTGATTTACATTGGACTGATATTATTGAAGTGCCATTATCTGATATTCAAAAAATGAAAAAAATTAATAAAAAAGGTTTTACTCTTACAGAATTACCATTAACTGGTGAAACATATAGGAATGGTGATTATATTCCAGTAAACCCTACAATTAATTGGGATAGTGCTTGTCCATTAAACGGAGGTAAGGTTAATGGTGAACCAACAGCACCGTCTGATAAAGAAACATATTTTTATAAGGGTATTGGTAGTGCAAATTGTATTGATTATTTATATGAAATTGGTATTGTTACTTAATTATTTTATTGTATTTATTGTAAATGGATTATAAACAAGAAATATTACTTGGTAGTGAAAAAAACATTAAGAGCGTTAATGTTGATAACAACAATAAAATTGAGATTACTAATAACGTATCTGAACTTAATGAATTTACTGTTAATGATGTTGTAAATAGTAGTTTAACTTTTGATGTCGAAAGAGAAAAAAAACAGATTTATCGATTTTATGGTAGAATTGAATTTATATCATTATTAAATGGTCTTAGTAATGATTATTCGCAATTACAAGATTTCTTTACAATAATACAATCAGGAGAAACAAAAAACTTAATAAATTCCTTTAATTTTTATTTAGTTGCACCTAGTTCCAATGAGGAATATTATAATATTTCTGGCGATAGTTATCTAAGAAGTTTTGATGTAATTTCAAATAGATTAGATTTTGAAATATATAATGCAGGATTTAGTAATAATTTATATGGTGAACAAGTCTATATATTCAATTTTAAGAGCGATTTTGACGTTAGTAATTATTTTGATAGTCTAGGCTTCCCTTTAACAGAAATGTTCATATATGCTCAATATAAGCCTCAAGGGGGTGAAGAAATGTCATTCACCACATGGACAATTCCCACAGGACTTCCAAATAAGGGGTTATTTTATAATAAAATTTTAAGTGTTGATCACGTTGTTGAAACAAATGATGAAGATAATATTATGGATGTCATAACATATATACCATCAGAATATTTTCAGGAACAAACCCAAATACAAAAATTTTATATTAAAACACCATATGATAATAATACTAAGTGGTTGGAATGGACATATAACCCATTTATATCATTAAGATTACGATATCTTGATGGTGTTGTTAGTACAGCACCATTAAGTGAAATTGCTGAAAATTCATCTTTATTAAGTATTCAAGTTTACGGTGTATCATCAACAAATTTTACCGCAACCAAATTATTAAAAAAATCGATAATCAATTCTGTTAGAACTGTTGATAAATGGGATTCAGGAATAACAAATAATTATATGTGGAATTATAATTCTGGAGAATTATATTTTCAATCGTCAGGCACATATGAAATTAATTTTCAAACCGAAATTAGATTACCAATACATACCGATAAATATATTGATGAAACATATTTAGAAGAGTTTTCAAATGGTAGTTGGGGTGAAATTCCTAATACAAGGAGAAAATACCAAATCAGTAGTCCAATACAAGGAACTAACATTATAAAATCATTTGGAATTGGTGATGGTATTAGAGTTAGAATATCAGTAATACCAAATCCTGATGAAAGAAAGGTTGATATTATTCCAGATTATGCAAAAATGATTGAAAGTGATGGTAAATATGTTTGGCGTGATATTTTACCACAAGGATATGTTGACCCAATTACTAATCTTGGTGTTGATTATCCATTTTTAAACGGAAAAAGGTATTTATTTAAAACAGTTGTTTTTGATGTTTCACCGAATTTAAGTAACGAGTCTTATAATAAACATCAAAATACAATTGACGTATTTAATGAAATATCCTATTATAAGAATGCAACAACACTAGATTTAACGCCAGCAACCAATAATCAATTGAATAATATAGGTAAACCATGTCAATAATTAAAGAAACAATAAAATTAAATATTAATAATACTGGTTCAACAATTATTTTTGGATTAGGTGGTAATAATCATTTTAGTGGTTATCAAAACGAAATAAATGATCTAACAGAAGAAACTAAAATTGAATTAACAAACAATATTATTGATTATGAGGTTACTAGGTTTCAGTATGGTGGAAATTTAGTAAATTTAAATTTTTATTTAACTACTGGTTTAACATATTATAATAGTTTTATTGATGGTGCAGGATTTTCACGAAATGAGGTTGATTCGAGAAATCTTAAATTACATAATAGTTTCTTTATTATGGATTTTTATGATTCTTATGATAATAATACACAAACAAAAATATTCACAATTTATCAAACACAAATATTAAATGGAAATGAATTTGATAATATACAAATACCGTCATATCGAATATATCACGATTCAATTAATCAATTTTATAGTTGGTATCTTCCCAAATCATTTATTGCTGAACAAACTGGTTCAACTATAACTGGTTATGTGAAATTTAGTTTTTATAATGCAAAATATGGTAGTTTAGCTTTATTTTATAATAAAGATAATCAAAGTAATACAACACCAGAAAAAATATATTTTAAAGTAAAATTAGATTTAAGTTCCTTGACATGGGAATTTGATTATTCTGGAATTAATTTTCCACCAGATGTAACAGCATATCAATTACCACTTAATAATTTATATTCACAAAAAGTTAATGATGGGATTCAAAATTTTGATAATAAACAACAGGTTCACCCAAGTGGAAACACATTCCAAGTTTCTGGTGGAACTTATACAATATTATAACCAATTCTTGTTTTTCTGATTGTTTTAACTATTTCAAATTCCTTTTCGTCTTGAATAAAACCTAATATTTTTAATGCGTACTTCGAAACGAAGAAACGGTCACCATCAATATTTTCAATTGGATTGGCTTCAGCAAAACCTTCAAATAATAACGGCATTGGACTTCCATTAACCCAAATATATCCTTGTTGTGATGCAAAATATTTCAAAATTTGTTCATCATAACTATTTACATCAACCCTATATTTAGTAAATAATGCAACTTCATAAACCATATCAACATTTACTGGTTCAGGCATTCTAAATTGTAAATAAATAACCTGACCTTCATCCAAAATTGGGACATTTACATATCTGAACTTACGTGGTTGTGGAATTCTATGTTTTGTACCAAGTCTCGTTCCCTTTTGTTTATCAATACGTCTAACGGTAATATATGGTGTTGGAACGTTTTTATTGTTATCCATGAATTTCCAAGTTTTACTAAACTCACCCCAACGGTCATTATCTAAATAAAATGTTGGTACAATTTCACCATCAAGAGTTAATCTCATCCCATCAAGATTAACAAAATCAAAAAGTGTTCGGTCTAAATCTTCAAATAATATGGTTCTTGGAAGATATTTAGTTTTTTCATCAGTTTGATTCATAAGTTCTTCAATCCTATCGAAACCATATTTAAGATATTCAGTACCAATCTTTGGTGGATTAATATCAAGAGTTAATTTTTTCTTTTTTGGAACTGCCATGTAATCAATTTTTATATAAATACTCTTTGATTTTAAATTTTAAATAATTACATTTGCTAACTTAATATCATTATTATGCTAGTAGAACGTAAAGAAATTTTGAATGAAGACAATAGTATTGGTTATATCGAATCCGTTTTTAAATCCGATAATATATTAAAAACCACATATTTTCCTAAAATGCAAAGACTTTATATTGCATTTAGTCGTGGTGATACCTATTCTTATGGAAACATTAGTCCAGAATTTTATGAAGAATTTGAACAAGCCGAATCACATGGGAAGTTTTTTTATAAGAACATTAATAAGAAAAAACAATATCCATATCGTAGAGAGTTTACTTTATACCCTACTGAAGTGAAAGATTTAAAAGAAATTGTTGAAAATAATAAAACTGAAGAAGATGATTAGTCCTGATGAATATGAAAACCAAATTTCATTACTTAAAGAAGCATTGAAATTTTATGCCGACCCAAATAATTATATGGCAAAAACCGAACATTCGTTTCCGATAATGTATAAGGATGTTGGTCATCAAGCCAGATTTGCACTTGAACAATTAAAAATTGTTGAAGAAGCAAATGAAAAAATTAAAAATGATTATGATAGAATTATTGATGATACCATTAAATTAATCGAAAACCACCCAATTAATTTAACTGATACAATAAAAAATTTAAAAGATTTGGATAATTTGAAAATTATATAGCATTTATTGATTTTTCATAGGATTAAATATTATTAAACAAAAAAGAGATAAATCAATATATGAAGTTGTTAGTAAAATATCATAATGAAAATTGTAGGATTGAATCACATGGGGCATGGTTTGATTTAAAATCTGCTGAAAATGTTAAATTAAAGAAATTAGAATTTAAGCTAATTAAATTAGGTGTATCAATTAAATTACCCAAATATTTTCAAGCAAATATTGTACCTAGAAGTGGAACGTACAAAAAATATAATATAATTCAAGCTAATCATTATGGTGTTGTAGACGGTCCTGATAAAATTAGTGATGGGTATTCAGGAAATAATGATATTTGGATGTTTCCTGCTATTGCGTTAGAAAATTCAAGCATTAATGAAGGTGAAAGAATTTGTCAATTTGAAATTAGACCAATAATGAATGCTCCTTGGTATGTGAAATTAAAATGGGTTTTAAATAATAAAATTAAAATAATTGAAGTTCAAAATTTAATATCTGACAATAGAGGTGGTTTTGGTTCTACTGGTAATTAAATAATAAAAAGATAATATGATTAAAGCAGATAAATATTACATCGATAATTTAAATAGTATTAAAACTGATGGTGTCCTAGATGAAAATCCAAGACCTAAATATAAAGATGGAACACCAGCACACACTAAATTTATTACACAAGTAGTCGAATATTATGATATTTCAAAAAATGAATTTCCAATAACAACATTAAGAAATACAGCAATAAAAACAGGTATTAGAGAAATTCTTTGGATTTATCAAAAACAATCAAATTCATTAAAAATTGCAAGAGAAATGGGTATTGGTTGGTGGGATGAATGGAATATTGGTAATGATACTATTGGTGAGAGATATGGAAAAACAGTTAGAAATTATGATATGATGAATAATCTATTAAATAATTTAAAAAAAGACCCATTTGGTAGAAGACATATTCTTAATTTATATCAAGAATCTGATTTAAATAATTCGAAAGGTTTATATCCTTGTTGTTATGAAACTATATGGTCAGTTAGAAAAATTAATGGTGAATTTTATTTAGATTTAACAATGATTCAAAGAAGTAATGATTATATAATGGCTGGATACATTAATAAAATACAATATGTTGCCTTTCAAATGATGGTTGCATCACATTTAAATTATAATGTGGGTATGTTTTGTCATTTTGTTCAGAATTTACATGTTTATGATAGACATAATAATGCAATGGATGAAATTCTTAATAAAACCCCATTAAATATTCAACCATCAATTAAAATTAAAGAAAATAAAAATTTTTATGATTTTAATGTTGATGATTTTGAAATAAAAAATATTGAAGGAATCATGAAATTAAACTCTGAATTAGAAATTGCAATTTAAATAAATTGAATGATAATATTGTATATAGTAATATTACTGTTGATAATGGTAATAATTATGTTAGTAATAACATTGTTACTATTTACAAAAAAATCAACATATTTATGTAATAAAGAAAAAGAATATATTATCTTCGTTATGGATATTTTTAAAGAATTCGGTAATGATTTAGGAATCCAATCCAAAGATCAACATAAACAATTAGTAGAGGAACTTGAAAAAATAAAAACAAAACACTTAAAAAAATGAATAAGCTAGAAATTATAAATGAACATTTAGAAGAAATGGAAATCCAAACATTATCTGCTGATGGTTTTGATGATGCAATATTAGGAATTGTGACTGATTTCAATTCCTCTGAAAGAATAGCATATTCAGTAACAAAATGTATTGAAATTTTAATGACTCGTGATAACATGAGCATGGAAGATGCTGTTGAATATTTTGATTTTAATGTCAGGGGAGCATATATGGGTGTTGGAACACCGTTATGGATTGATGATGGAATGTTTAGTGATTAAATATTAAACGATTATTTATTTTTATATAGATTTAGTATTTATATGAAAATAAATTATTATGATATTATTATCTAAACCACGAGAAATTGATTTCTCGTCATTAAAATTAACTTTTAGTGATATTAATAATGCTCCCGTTACATCACCTAATTCTGTTTCGGATTGGAATACTCTCTTTAATCTCCCAACTAAAGGAATTGAATTTGATTCAGTTAAAATTTCAGGTAATATTGTTAGATTATATGGTGGTGGTGATATGACATTAGAACCTGTTTTTGGTTTTAATACTTATTTACTTAAATATGAAGATTATAGTGGTGTAACAATAAATATGGAAGGATATTGTTTTGGATATGCATTTAATGTCAAAACAATATATGCACCTAATGTAGTATCTGCTGGTGATTATTGTTTTGCACAAGCAAATTCATTAACATCAATATATTTACCGTTACTTGTAACTGCTGGTAATTACTGTTTTAATTCACAATATTATAATACGAATTTACAATTACCATCACTTACAGGTTGTACATTTGGTTGTTTTGCTGTCGATTCAAATTTATCAAACCTATATATTCCATTATGTACCAATTTAGGTGGAACTACTGGGGATAATGCTGTTTTTGATGGTATAACTGGTAATACAATTAATTTAACAATACCAAGTTCATTAATGACTAATAATGGTGGAAGTCCTGATGGTGATATTCAAAATTTACAAGCAAATAATGTTGTAACAATAATAACAGTTTAACATATTAAATATTATATTATTATCAAAACCACAAGCAGCAGCACCAGAACCTACTGGTGAGACATTTAGTTTTACATATAACACTGTTGATGGTGCAATGCTATGGGTGAAAAAACACCATTATATATTGATGATGGGTTATTTTTTTAGTTTGAAATAAAATCTAGTGACTCTGAACCACCCTCAATAAATAATTCAGCTAAATCACTTCTTTGATGTGATACATCTAAGATTTTATTAATTAAAACTATAATTTCTGTTACATCATTACTGTTAGCTAATTCTTCACCTAAATTATATAATGGTTTAAGACCATAATCGCTAAGAACCCATTGACCATTAGAAAATAGTGGTAAATAATCATCCATATGTTTTACTTCATCTAAAAATTCATAAGCTGATGTAAAATTATATTCCCTTAAATAATTATCGTTCCCAGTTTCTTTATATTTCATCTTACACCAAGCAGTAAATTCACCATCTGGTGTAATTTTATCAGTATCACCAGTAAATAAATTATATTGATTAGAATCATATGATTCAGAATTATCAAATTCATCATAAAATTCATCAAATGGGAAATATTGAGAATGTCCTGCAATGGCAGTTAATATATCTAATTTAGCAATATTTGATAATATTAAATCTTTCCATTGAAATATTTTTGATTCTGGAAATCTCATAAATCTTCCATATCTCATAAACTCTTGTAATGCTTTATGATATTGGTTTTTTGGTATTACTCTAAATTTAACATGTTCTTCATTATTTATCATACCAAATATATCTCTGGTGTAATCACTATGAAGTTCATCCCAATCATTCATATTCATGTTTTCATTAAGATAGAATGATTTTATTTCCTCATTAATTATTTTTAAAATATTAATCATATTAGAATCCTTTTGTTTCATTTAGGAAAGGTACAACATCTTCTTTTATAGGAACTCCAACTATACGTTTCCAGTAACTTTTGAACCCACCAATTGTTTTACTGGTTTCATCTGTAACATTGTTTGCACTTTCAATTTCGTAATATCTATTTTTTTCACCACTCATATTATATTCAACAATATCACCTCTATCAATTTCTAGTTGTTTTTCTTCAAGTTCTTTTAAATAAACACCGAAACTAATATTACCACTATCATCACGAACAATTCCACCCTGATTACTACCATAATATTCTTGTTGACCTTCTG